CACACTGATCGGATCGTGGTTGAAGATCGTGGGGTCGACGGTGTAGTAAAGCTCATCGGTTCCGGGATCGATGTCAACCCCGGTCACCGGGCTAAAGGTCGGTGTCCCGACAATCGTCGCCCCGTTCGACTCAGCAAAGGCTTGACTCTCGAAGCGCTCGGCAAAGACGCAACCCCGCGCCCGCTCGGCCGGTGTGGTGTATCTCGTGAGTTCGTCGGCCTGTGCCCCGCCGCAAAGCAGGACCAGGACCAGGGCAAGGGCTCGGCGCATGGTCAACCCCTACGGTCCCGGGCCGGGCTCGACGTGGGGCGCAAGCTCCTGGAGCCGCAACCGGATCCGGGCAATGACCGCCTTGACCTGCCCGGTGCTCGCCTTGTTGCGTCGAGCAACGCCCAGGATCCCGTTGTGCTTTTCGATCTCCTTGAGGTCGTTGACGATGGCCTCGACCTGCGGTTTGGTCAACTCGGGAACCGCCGAGCCGCCGCCGGTTGAGGCCGCCGGGCTCAGTTGCTCCGAGGTCATGGTGCCGATCACGTCGTCAATGACCGAGGCGTCACTCTTGGCACCGGCCAGGCCGGCGATAAGACCGACCGCAAGACCGGCCGCCGCGATTGTGGGAATAAGGATTTTCATGATAATCAACCTCACTCAGAATGCCCGGTAAAGGATTGTCGCAATGATCGACCGGTTGCCGTTGGCAAAGGACCCATTCTGGATCACATTGCCGGTTGAATCGAGCCAGGAGACATACGCCCCGCCGGCGGCCGCGCTGACTTTCAGATTGGCATAATAGGTGCCGTTGGTTGCCTCATTGACGTAAGTGGGCAAGGACTGGCTGTCGAATGTTTCGACGCTGGCATAAGGGATCGACATGTGAGCAGTAACTGCCCCCGCTCCGTCGTCTCCTGGATCTCCAACCAGTCTGACCCGGGCCTGCACTGTGCCATCGGCGCCGAGGTTGTAGTTGAAAGCGTTGTCGGTAAACAGCGGGGCGGTGCCGCCATTGTCGATCAAAAAGGTTCCGGCTCGCGCTCCCATCTGAGCGAACGGCATCACGTAGGACGCGCCGAAGGTCTTAGCTAGCCGGTCCTTTCCAACCCCGTCGTTATTGCCGAGGGTCTGGACGGTCCAAGAATCGTTTGTGGTGTCCCACTGCATGCGGATCGCGCCGATCAGGATGCACGGCTTGGCCGCCTTGCCTGCGTCGTCGGCCCACATTCCGAAGATACTGTTCTGGGTATCTCCAGCGGCGGCGGCGGTCTTGTCGTGAATGCTTCCGGCGGCTGGCGTGACTCCCAGTGTCGGATCCTTGGCGATGAACGCGCCGACGTTGGCCGCCGTGTCGTCCTCGTTCACCAGGTAGATGAACCAGGGGACATCCTCGGCCCAGTCAACCGTTTCAGTCACGCCGAAGCCCATGTCCGTCAAGTGATCGGACCCGTGGGTCGCGTCGTTGAAGGTGTAGGAGTAGCCCCGCAGGTTTATGTCAACATTGGTCCCGGCGGTGACACTTGGCATCCTGACCAGGGCGTGACCGGTGAAGGCCACGGTAAACACCCCGGCCGCCAGGGTGCAGTCGGCCTCGGGCTCGTGGGTCCATTGGGTCGAGCTATACTGAGCCGCGCCGACAGGCAGGGCCAGAAGCAACGCGAGAATGATGGTGATGATTCGTGTCATGGCTTACCACCACTTCGCATGCGAGACCCAGGCGTCGCCGTCGTCGTTGGCGTTGCCTGTGGCGTAGACGACAACCACCCGGGTGTAGGTACAGGCCGCGAGCTTCTGATCGTTGTCGACCCACTGGTCGAGCGCCGGGGCGGCCGCACTGACAAGACTGGCGACCCCGAAGGCATCGGCGGTGACATCAAACCAGGTGCAAGCGGCCGGCGCACAGTCCGGCTCGATGGTGCACTCGATAGTAGCCGTCACCGTGCCGTTGTCCGAGTCAAGGCTCAACTGCCAAGCGTTGTATCTATACCCCGTGTTCGCGCTGTAATAATACTCGGTGTGCGGGCTCGCGGTCTCGGCGTAGTCGGTGACGTTTACGGGGATCGTATTGACCACTCTGGTGTCAAGCGGGTTGGTCTCGGTCGTTCGGTTGGAGTTCGTCGCCCATGTATAACCGGCATTGATGGGCTGGCCGTAGACGTTGGCCGCCGGCCTGACCGCCTGACCATCGGCAGCGGCCGCAGGCTGGGCGCTGTGAGCCTCCCACATAACCTGTGGGCCGTCGGCTACTACCGCCGAGCCGTGGGTCGCGTCCCAATCGTCGATGATGCCAAGCGAAGCCACCCCGGGATCGTCGTCGGCAAGGGTAACCGTCAAGGTCCCCGCGTCCCGGTTGCCGCCGTTGACGTTAGCGGCGGTGCCGACGATCTGGTCGATGTTCCCGTTGACATAGATCCGGTTTGCCGTGGCATTCGCGGCGGCGGTCGCGGATATGACAAGGGGATGGGTTGCGTCCATGGCGTTCGTGCCGTCGGCCGAGATCTGAAAAAACATCGGATTGGCCAGGGTGTTTGCTGCCATGGTTGCCGACATGGGCACCGGATGCGTAGCGTCAACCGCGTTTGTGCCGTCCTGTGATAGCTGCACAGCGATCGGATTATCTGCGGCGTTGGCCAGAGTGTCCCGCGAGATCATGAAATAGGCATCGGTCGGCGGGGCAACTGCAACGGAGGTCGCTTCGGCCTGAGAGCCGAGCGGCGAGGTTATGGCCATCGACAGAACACCGGCGACACATCGGATCATGTCCCAGGCGGTGCCGTCGTAGCACTGGCCGAATGAATAGGTGACATCGCCTGTCTTTGTGTTAGGCGTGTTGTCGGCACCGGCCCAGAGCGAATCCCCGGCCACTACAAGCCCCGGCACCAGCATGCAAAACATCAGGGCCAGGGCCGTGAGCTTGAAGTTTCTCATGGCTTCCCCTTATTCGGCCTGTAGCTTACGGACTGCCGATTGACAGGCGTTGATGTACTGTTCCTTCGACCACTTCTTGCCGTACTTGACCGGGTGCCGGTCGTCGTCGCACCAGTCCTTGAGTTCGGGGATTGACATCTTGGCGAAGTCGGGGACGTGCTCGGGGATCTCGATGTCGAGCTTGATGGGCACGTCGACCTTTACCGGGTTGCCGGCGGCGTCCAGCTTGACGTTGCCCTGCGAATCCACGGCCGGGACCTCGTAGCCAAGCTCGGCGACCTGCTCACGGGTGAGCCAGCCTTTCTCGATGCACTCCATGGGGTCGATGTGCGCGACCTTCGAGGGAAACCGAAGCAAGAAGATCATGAGCTTCGGGTTGGTGACCGGATTGGCCCCGGCGCCGAAGATTGCGCCGAACGAGGGAACGCGGAACTTGTTCATCGAGGGCGGGCAAGTGACGATCACGGGTTTTTTGTCTGACATTGGGTAAACCTCCAGAAATCCCCAAAGGCGAGGGGCTATTCCCCCGCCCTCGGGGATCGGATTGAGTTCGTCGTCGCCTGCCTAGCCCACGAAGCGCCGGTAGTAGCGGACCTCACCGGCCAGGAACCAGGCCGCCGTCAAGGTGACCAGGGTCCAGGTGAATTTCCAGTTGCACAGGTCCTCGCCGGGCTCGTCGGTGATGGTCGAGGCCGCGATGGTGGCGTAGCTGGACCAGTGCGGGATGTCCGCTGCGAGGTCGGCCTTTGCCGCGATCGCGGTTCCGACTGCCGTGGCCGGGGCGACCATGGTGTCGGTGCCCGTGGTAACGGCCTGGTAAGTCGCCACGATGGTCTGGTCGGCACCCGATGCGGCGGCCTCATCTTCCCACAAGATCCGGGCGTCGATGGCTTCCGCAAGATCGATCTCGTCGGGCAGGACCCACAGGCACGAATACGACTCGGTGGTCGCGCATTCGAGGCCGGCGATCTCGGTGGCCGCGCACTCGTCCAGGTCGGCGGTACCGGCGCCCATACCAACCAGATCTGCGGCGGCAACCACGTTCGGGAATCCGAACAAGGGCCGCTTGACCTGATCGGCAATGTACTCCTTGCCGGTGTAAGAATGGGTTCGCAGAAGGGCGGCGGTCTGATTGCCGCTTCCGTTGGTCGGTAATACGTTAGGCATGTTGCTCTCTCCTCTTGTTAGCCGGTGTTCTGGCTGTCAACTGAATATGCGGGGCAAATAAACTTTCGGTTATGGGGGGCCAAACTACGGCCCCCCGGGTTTATGGTTTACTACGCTACCTTTAGCCCGCTGAATACGTAGTGGGCCTCGGGGCAGTAGATCTCCGGAAGCCCGCTGTACGACATCACGCCACGCATCCGGCGGCCGTCGTCGGCCAGGCGCTTGAAGTACGGGGCGATCAGGTGCAACCAGCGAATGAACTTCGGCTGGTACATCACGCCGTAGTTGTACATCCGGGTCGAGGGAATCACGTCGAGCAGCATGGGTCCGATCCGCAGGCGCCGCACCCTGATCCCGTAGGTCTGCACCAGGGGATCGCCCTGGTCGACGACAACGTGGGCCTGTTCCCAATCGTTGAAGATGAACGACTGGCGGATCGGGCATTCGAGGATCGCGTTCTCGTCCATGTCCGGATCGTAGAAGTCCGCGATATCCTCGACGGCATCCCGCAGGCTGGACATGGAGAAGTCGACCGCGCCCATGGCGGTGGTGTTGGTGCCGACCGTCCGCTCGATCAGGCCATCGAAGGCACCGCCGGAGGGCGGCGCAAACGCCATGGCCACGCCCCACTTGGCGGCGTTTTCGATCTCGATGATCATGTCCCGGCGCATCCGAGCGGCCAAGTCGTCGAACGGCTGACCCGGCCGGGTGTGACGCGGCAACGCCTGCATGATGTCGGAGACCTCGACCACCCGCTCGAACTCCTGCGGGTAGGTGGTGACCTTCCGGGGCTCCTGCGATACGTCCCCGGCTCCGGCCGCTGCGCCTTCGTCCTCGCGCCGGCCAACCAGCAAGGCCGGTACTGCGGCGGCGTGGGTCGCGGCGGCGGCGGTTCCCAGGCTACGGCTTGCGATGTTGAACGCGCCCGCGCCGGTCTTTGCGCCCAGGACGATGACCTCGCCCTCAATCTCGACACGCTGGCCGGTCTTGAAGATGTCATCGGTGAAGGTGATGGTGGTTGCGGCGGCGAGGCACTGTGCCGACAGGGTGGTTCTCAGCGGCACGTATGCATCGTCGAAGTAGTAGTGGACCGTGTTCTGGGGCTTCGGACCCGCGCCGAAAAACCCGGTGGCATTCAGAAAAGGGACCTGTGAAGGGACGGTTTCCTTCAGGTCGTCGGTGATCGATTCTACCTTGTCGACCGGTAGATCGGAGTAGTACATTCCGTCGATATGGGTTGCCATCTGCTAGCCTCCAGTTATCTGAGTGATCCTTCCCTGAATGATCCGGATCGCCCTTTGGTGTTCGATTCGTTTTTGCCGATCCCGTTCGCCCTTGATTAGCTCCTGGTAATCCTTGAGATCCTGGTTTAGCCGTGCGACCTCGGAATTCGGGGGGGTCGTTGGCCCGCCGCCCGCTGTATCCGGGGCCGGGGGCGGTGGCTTACCATTTCCCCCGAAAAACTCGGGGTTGCTCTCACGGTATTCCTTGAACCATTCGATCTTGTCGAGCTTGGGGTCGGCCTCAAGTGCTTCGTCCAGATCTTCGAGGACGGCGCGGGCGCATCGGCCGGGCTTTGCTCCGGCGGCCGACACATCGACGGAAAGCCGGGCTGTCTTGGCTTCCCTTTCGGCGGCGACCAGCGCGGCCTTTGCTGCGTCGCGCTCCTCTTGCGCCTTCTGTACTTCGGTTTTGTTGGCGTCGTCGATCTCTTTCAACCTGGCCTCGGCGGCTTCCGCTCTGGCGAGCGCCTCTTTTTCTCCCCTGGACTTGACCTTTGCCTGACGGTTGGCTTCCTTGCGCTGGGCCTTCCACTCGTCGGCCTTTGCTTTCGGAATCGTGATCGTTCCGTCCTCGTTTTCCACGATCCCGTCGTCGCCCGCGTCCGGCGCGGGGGGCGTAGGGGTCGGGGTTTCACCGTCCGGCGGTGGTGTCGGGGTCGGGGTCTTGTCGCCGTCCAGCGGCGGGGTTCCGTCTGGGCCTGCCATGTATCCTCCAAAGGTTGCGCCCGTCCTGCGGGCTGAAACAAAAAAACCCCGGGCAACGTCCAGCGCTGCTCGGGGTTCGGTTCTTCCGTTACCCTGCTAGATATGGGTGTCAATCACATCAGGTCATCGGTCTTCCGCTTTTCGTGAAAGTCGACAATCCAGGGATCTCCTGCCTTGAAACTGATCGTGTAGTCACCGAACTTGCCTTGCTTGTACCACTTGTGAAGATCGTTGAACACTTTTTCAAGGCGGCCTCTTTTTTCGTCTTCAACACGCTTTTGGCTTTGACTCTTTGAATGTGGCACACCGATCGGCATCTTGTCAAGCCTCAGTTTTTGATCAGTTCCATTTCAGTCGGGCTGTTCACGGTGGAAACCCCCTTGGCCTTGAACTGGCGCTCGTTCAGCGATTGGAAGATCTCTTTCATTTCGTCCAATAAATCCCGGATCACGTCGCCAAAGATCGCGTCGTTCCACCACGGAGGCTTGCGCTTGAGGATGGGTTGGGCGGTCGCCATGAAGGTCGTCCCGCGCTTGTCCATCTGAACCGCGATCACCTTGAAAGGCCGGGCCTGCTTTTCTCTCATGATGGCTTTGTTGACCTCAATGTGTCCGTTGCTCCAGATCGTGAAGGTGCCGAGTTCGCGATACTTGCCCTTGGCGAGCAGCGGATTCGGCTTGCCCCACATGAAGCGGTCGACCAGTGCCCGGAACTTGCCTTGACGCTCCTCCGGGGTGTCGTCAACCGTAGGATCCCCCAGCGGTTTTACCTCGGTTGGTAGACGGCCAGCCGGTGCCAAGGAGTCGGAATGATCCCCCGGTGGGGACTGTTCGGCAGGCTCGGGCTTTGCATCCGGGCTTGGGACACTCTCGTTCTCGGGGGGCGTCGAATCCTTCGAGTATTTCGGTTCGATGTCCGGCGTTGCACTTGTATTCGTAGACTGGCATGGCTCCTCCTTGGTTTCTTCGTTCATCCTCTACCCCTTCCCGCCCCTTTTTTGAATGCATCAAGATACCCCGCCGCAGTGGCGTCGACAATGGTTTTATTTATCACGTCGGTTTTCTCGGCCTCGGTCAGCCCCACGAACGGGCGGCCGTACTTCTCATGGTTGACCCAGGCCAGCAAGGCGTTGCTCAACCCATCGGCCCGGTTACCCGCGAATCCAACCGTCCACATCTCCGAGTCAACGGAGAGTGTCAAAAGTGAGTTGAGCATCTGGCCGGTGAATGTAAGCCAGTCGCCCTGGGTGCCCGGTGAGCGCCCCTTGCTCGCCTTCCATTTCCGATATGCCTCGGTGTATGGTTTGAAGGCCGCGCCCTCCAGAGACTCGCCGCGCTTCACCCGATCCCGGATTGCGTTGATGGCCTTGATCGCCATCATGGTCATTATCGCCTTGCGCTTCTCGGGGGATATCTCGCCGCCCGGCCCGGTGATCGGTAGCTTCAGGTTGATTGACCGGACGTTGATCTTCATGCCGCCCTTTGCCAT